ACTAATCAAGTAATTAAATCGTTTCCTGGTAATAAGTTTTCAGAAGCAAGAGCTTTTATGAGACATCTAAATCTTGGTGGTGGTTTTGATGGGTTTACACCAACATTTTTTCTTAAAAAAATTAATATTTTTTCATAAAAAGTATGATTACTTGTATAAATAATGGTAGAGGAAATTATGTCTGTGTCTGCAGCACAAGAGGCAAGTCTGAGTAATCGGTTCAGGAATAGTTGGGAATAACGGTGGGGTTCCGCCCAACCATAATTTGCTTAGGGAGTAAGGGGAGACAGTCGTAAAGGACTGTCTCCCTTTTTCGTTTTATAAATAATATGAAATTATTTAGGAAATAAACTAATGGCTAATTTATCTGCAGCTGAAATTTTAAAAGCAGGACGTGAATATCGTGCTGAAGTAATTGTTCGTAAATTAACTGCAGGCGAAACTTTTGAATTGTCTAACGGTAAATTTGTAACATTTAAAAAGAGTGTACAAGTAATTGCTCTTTTACAAAAAACTACAAAAACATCATCTGAATTAAATAACATTGTATTTGTTGGTTCAGATGGTAATAATTATAAACTTTCGGATATTAAAAAAAATAATGAATTTGGTGGCAAAGGTGATCGTTCTACAGTAGCTAAAGAAGATGCTGCTTTAAGTTCACTTAATACTCAAATTAATGTTATTAAAAAACAATTAAAAAATGCGTTTGTTCCTATAAAAGTTGGTACAAAAACATTTAAAGTTATGATGGCAGAGAGTACACCTGGTACACCTAAGTCAGATTTCCATTTAGTAGATATTGATGGTAATGATTGTGTATGGATATCACACAAAGATGGAAAAACAGCTAAAGATTTCCAACAATGGGGTGGTATCTCAGAAAGAAAAGAGCCACTTATTTTTAATCATAAAGAAACTAAAAAATTTGTTGCTGATTTAAAAGCTGTTTATCCAAATGGTCTACCACCAGCTACAACATTATATAGATATATTAAAGATAATACATTAAAAATGTATGCAGTATATGGTAATAAATTTGGCAATGGTAATCCTTTAGGTCAGCAAAATGTATCAATATTATTGCAAGGACCTATTACACTTGTTAAAAAAAATACTGCATATGTTCTTACAGCTAATCATGTTCACTACAATGGCGATTCAGTAGATGGTGATGGTTTCGATCCAGTGCTAATGGCTATATATAAAGGTGATAGATCGGATGCTGGTGTTACAGGAACACGCATTGTTATATCTCCAGTTGGTGGTAGAAAAGGCGAACTATTTTAAAGAAAGAAGAAAATGAATTTTAAATCTTTCCTTACGGAATCATTAGACGTTGAAAAACTAAAACATCTCGAACATCTTGAAGATCATATGATTCATGGTGGTCATGAAGGTGTTCAACATGCATCAGAAACTCTTGCTGATGTTGTTGCTATTCTAGAGGGTAAACCAAGAAAAAGTTTTGGTCAACAAACAAGAATAACAACCAAATATGATGGTGCGCCTTCTATTGTGTTTGGTATTAATCCAGAAAATGGTAAGTTCTTTGTTGCTTCTAAATCAGCATTCAATAAGAATCCAAAATTAAATTATACTGATAGAGATATTGAAGAGAACCATGGTCATGCTCCTGGTTTAGTTGCTAAGTTAAAAGAAGCTCTTAAAGAGCTACCAAAAATTATGCCAAAGAGTGGCGGTGTTTTCCAAGGAGACTTGATGTACACCAAAGAAGATCTTACAAAGAACAAAGATGGTTCTTTAAGTTTTACACCAAATACAATTACTTACACAACAGATAACCCAGAACAAACTCGTAGTGCAGAAGTAGCTAATCTTGGTGTTGTTGTTCACTCCAGATATATCGGTAAGACATTAGCTGATGCTAAGGTAAGCTTTGATGTTGATCAGAGTCAGTTCAAACGTAATCCTGACGTACATATGATTAATCCAGAAATTTCTGGTGCTAATATTAAACCAATTGAGAAAAAGAAATACGAAGCAGAACTTCAACAAGCATTAGATATCTATTCTACTATGGATGATGATGTGTTTAATGTTGTTGATGGTCATGATGTAACAATGAAAACGTACATCAATGCTTGTGTTAGAGATGGATCTATGCCTGATGGTAAAGGTTATTTAAATTTTGTTAAGACAAGAGGTCAAAAGGAAATAGATAAAGCTAAATCAGCAGATGGTAAAGCTAAGAAAAAAGCAGCTGCTGATGCTATGACTTCTCACGTTAAAAATCATATGGATCAATTTAATGCTTTGTTTAGAATGCACAAGTGTTTACAACAAGCAAAAGACACATTAACAGTTGCTTTATCTAATACTGTTGATACTGGATTAAAAACAACTATTGGTGGTAAACCAACTAAGCCAGAAGGTTTTGTTGCTATTAGAGGCGGTAGACCAACTAAATTAGTTGACCGTGCAGATTTTAGTGCCGCTAATTTTGCTGGTGGTGCATTCCAAAAAGCATCAAAGGAAGAAGAAGCAGCTGCTGAGGATCTTAATCCTGTTGTGACATCATTTGGTAGAATGAATCCACCAACCCATGCTGGACATGGTGCTGTTGTTGGTAAGGTATCAGAACTATCAAAGGAAATGAAAGCCCCTTCTGTTATTGCACTTTCACGTTCACAAGATTCAGAAAAAAATCCATTATCACCAGAACAAAAGATAAAACATGCTAAGCGTATGTTTCCTGGTGCTAATATTATGTTAGCAGATGAAGATGCTAAAACTGTTATTGCTCATGTTAAAAAGTTAAATCAAAAAGGTCATAATCATTTAGTACTTGTTGTTGGTTCTGATCGTGTTGAAGAGATGCAAAAACTGCTTGAAAAATATAATGGTACTGAGTTTAACTTTAAAAAGATAGATGTTATATCAGCTGGTCAACGTGATATGGATACTGATGTAGAAGAACCAGATGAAAAGCCATCAAAAAACGAAACACCAGAGCAGAAAAAAGCTCGTGAAGAAAAGAAACGTCGTGGTATGTCTGCTACAAAAATGCGCGGTCATGCTATTAGTGGACGTTTTGGAGAGTTTAAATCCGGTATGCACCCAGATGTATCTGATGAACATGCACGTGAAATGTATCAAGATGTTCGTCAAGGAATGGATATTAAAATTGATTCTAATACATCAGGTATCTCATTAGCACGTTATGCTAAGCGTAAAGATCCTATTGGTGTAAAAGCTCGTAGAGAAATTCAACGTCGCGAACAAATAAAAGAAGCAGAAGCAAGAAACAAACCTATTAAGAAGCCAATTAAAAAATCAATTAAAGAAAATATGACTACAACAGGTGATGTTCGTGGACTTGGTTTTATTACTGGTAATCCTGGTAACACAGATCAGGATTTTATACAAACATGGACAGCTATTAACGCAGCTGATGCTGATACAAAAGATAATATTTTACAACAAATGAAAAAAGATACTCATGATGATCTTCATTCTAATATATCACAAAAATTAGATGATAGAAAAAATTTATTTGTTCAGAACTTAGTACAATCGATTAAAAGTAGAAACTTATAAATAAGATGTTAGCAGAAAGCTACGGCAACCCTGCATTGTTTTTTGGTTAAGCCTAAGGGAAACACCATATGAGTAAAAAAGATACAAGTCTCCATTCTAGTCCTCAGCTAGTTCTTGTAGAACAACAAGGGGTTGTCGTAGCCCTTTCTTCTAAACAAATAATATCATTATACAAAAAATCAGAATATTCTGGTATATCTTTTGATACTTTAAAAGAAGTATATCAAAGAGGATATGCAGAAAGCTTATCTGAACAAATAGCATTTAATCGTGTTAACTCATTTATCTATGGGGGAGCTGCTGTTGAAATGGATAAAGATTTAATGGAAAAACGTGGATTATGGGATAACATTCATGCTAAGCAAGAGCGCATTAAACATGGCTCTGGTGAACATATGCGTAAGCCTGGATCTAAAGGCGCTCCATCAAAACAAGATTTTAAAAATTCTCAATTAAAAGAAATTTCAGCTGAACTTGTTGGTAAAGTAAACAAAATTAGAACAATGGAAAATAAACCAAGCAAGACTAAAGCAGCTGCTCAGACATTAAGTTTAGCTCATAAAAAAGCTTGGATAAAATCTAATGTTGGAAAAGTAAAAGAAGAATATACTGGATCAGAAAAAGTATCAAAGAATACTAATGATCCTTCAAATCGTTTTGTAGGTACTACAACTTTATCAGACAATTATAAAAAAGCTACACCAGGGCAGAGTACTCTTAAAACTATTAAAAAAGCAGTTAATGAAATGTCTGTTCGTGGTATGAATGGTAAAATGATTCAAATTACTAAAAAACCAGTTCGTGAAATTGATGGTAAAATTCATAATGAATATCCAGGCAAAAGTTCAAGTTCAGGTGGCGGTGGCGGAGGTAGTTGTACATGATACGTTTCAAAGATTTTATTGTTGAAGATTGGCAAAAAAGTAAATACAAAAATCCAAAAGGTGGATTAACACAAGCTGGTGTAAATGCTTATCGCCGTGAAAATCCTGGTAGTAAATTAAAAACTGCTGTAACAACAGAACCATCTAAACTCAAGAAGGGTTCAAAAGCAGCTAACCGTCGCAAATCATTTTGCGCTCGTATGGGTGGAATGAAAAAGAGATTAACGTCAGCTAAGACAGCTCATGATCCTGATTCACGTATTAATAAAGCATTGAGAAAGTGGCATTGCTAAACCATAAATATATTATCTAACTAAATGGAGAAAACAAATGAATACATTAATTGGAATTATAGTAGTTGCATTATTTGGTTATGTTCTCTACAAGATGATGACTAAACATGAATCAACACAAGAAGCGGTAACAGAAACAGTAACTGAAATTAAAAAAGAAACTGAAGTAGTTGTTGCTAAAATTGAAGAAGAAACACCTGTAGTTGTTG